TGGGTGCATTTACTGTCACCTTTGTAGCGCTAATTATTTCCACTGCAGTCATCCCATTGATCGTGACCTTTTGCGTCTTTGAACTCATATTAACAGTACCGGTCGTAGTTTTTATTGTAATATTGCCACTCGTTATTACTACTTCAAAATCACCAGTCTTTATATTAATAGATTTTTTACCGGAAGTTATAGCTTCTTTACTATCACCTGATTTTATTGTCTCAGTCATATTTCCTGTCTTTACATCTATCTTATGATCACCTAATGTAATGCTTTCTTCTATATTTCCCTTTAACAATGTTTCTTTACTATTACCATTAGTCAAACTTACTTCTTTATTACCCAGCATCAATGTTTCTTTACTATCACCAGAAACTAACTTTACTTCTTTATTCCCTAAAGTTAGAGTTTCCTTTTTATCACCCTCAATAATTGTTAATTCATCACCATCTTTTGCTATATCTGTTTTTACACCTTTACCGTATTTACTTTGTTTTTGCTTTACAACAATCTCTTGATAATTACCACCATAATTGGTCATCTTATCATTTACATAATTCTCAGCTTTAACACCCAAAATATCTTCTTGAATTTTTCCTTTAACTAACAGATGATATGATCCATCAACTTCAACAGTCTTGTCACCTGCAACATGCTCATAAGCATTACCTGCATAAGTTTCATACTTTGCAAACCCAGACTTATCAGGTGCTTTTACATTTATATACAATGCTCGATCTAAATTCCATTCACAACTTTTCATAGATTCAGAATCAAACCCAAAATTCATTACTACTTTTCCAGTAGTATTCAATTCTATTGATTTTTCACCAACATTGCTTTTGCCAATATACAATCTTATACTGCCGTCAGCTGCAAATTCTAATGACCTATTTGCACCTAATGGATGTGATGTTGATGAACCTGCTAAATGAATAAATGCATGCCCTTCTTTATCAACATCAAATTTTGTGCCACTAGCAAATTTCAATTGATAAGCAGACGCCAAATTATAAAATTCATTTGGCTTGCACACAATATCATCAATTGACACTTTATCTCCTGTAAAAATCTGTGGTCTTAAAACTTTTCCATACTTTTCCATTTGTTGTTTTTCATTACCAACTAATGTTCCAAGCATTTCACTTACTAATAATCGACCTTTAGATGTACTGTCAGCAAAATCTTTTGAATCATAAGACTCAACTACATCTAATATAGCATTTGCAATCTCTCTTACTTCAGTTCGTACTTCAGTAAAGGCTCTACCATTTTTATCTATTGTTGGCCCATCTGTAACTATATATAATGGCAAACCATTGTCCATTATCACTGGATCGACAGTTGGAGCAAACGGTCGTATGATAAGACCATTTAATATTCTAGCAGCATTAGTATACAAATGATTATTTATTGAATTAAAACGAATTGTTCTGTCAGCACTTGAAAGAATTATTTCATTTAGCTTTGAATCAGATATCATTATATTGTCGTCAAGAAATATTTCTGAACCATGTGTTGATTCAAGACCTACATCACCAGGATATTGTTTTCGTTTCTTTAATCGTACAATATTCCATCCTACTTTATCATGAATTCCATTTATCTCTTTTACGTCACTAGATGTTTTACCATTATTGTAAACATAATTCATTGATCTAAAATATTCATTATCCAAATAACCTATAATTAGAGGCATGCCTGTCTTATTTGTTAATTTTACAAATCCGCAAATGACTAATGATCCAGTTTCAGGCATACCACCGATAAAAGCTCTGCCTGTAAAAAACGGATTTGTTATTGGAATGTCTTTAGATAAGACTGGATTGGACCCAAATTGAATATCAACTTTATTACGTTCATTGTCAACCCTTACAATACGACCTATTTGTAGAAACTTATAAAAATCTACAAATTGATTGAATGAAGGATCTTCATGACGTTGAATAAAAGCTTTATTTGGCATTATGGCTCCTTATTGGTCTGCAATTTAACAACATCACTTGATTGACTTGATGGCGTCATTTTTGCAGCAATAACTGATTTTGATCTATTTGAAATAATTGATACATTTTCAATTTGATCTAAAGTTAATGGTTGTTGAAATCTTATTGAATTTTGTTCGCCAGTAGTAGTTGACAATGTCATTGATGATGCTATTTCTGCGCCTGAAGTTCCAGTAGAAGACTTAATAATAATTTTAAGATCTTCACTTAATTTTAAATCCTTTGCAAATGGATAACCATTACCTTTTAACTCATAACCCTCATTATCAGTGACTTGTTGAAATAATCTTGGATCATAACCCTGTTGCTTTGCTTCATCGTAGATATATCTAAAAGTACCCTGATATTTTAATATGTCATCAATTGATTTAAATCTATAATCTGGTCTTTCAACAGCAAATTTTGAAATTGATGATGGATTACACAATGTTGCAACATTATTTAAAGGATTATCTTGATCATGAATTGTATCTTTTCCTATAATGTTTGTCTGAACTGAGTCAGTACCAGTTACTTCAATTAATAAATTTTTAAGAATTTGTCCGAAATTATTTATTTTTCTTTTTCTAATTGCAGTTAAAGATAGTCTAGTAGAAAATGTCTCACCAAACGTAAAATCATGATCTATTGCTGTAATATATCCAAACATGTCTTTACTTCTAATGAACACAGGATATCCTAATTTTAATTCTGGTCTGCCTTGAATAGTCAATGAAGTATTATCTACTAAACTATTTCTTCTAGCTAATTCACGATGAGCATATTGAAAAGCTTCATCCTGACTAGTTATAAAATTTGTTTTAATAACTTCTGATCGTAATCCATATTTTTGCAATTTATCTTTATCAATAGCAAAACCATAATATGCATTAGCATCATCACCGCCACCAGTATTGTTTTGACCAGTCACAGTAACACCCGTTACATCAACTCGAGTTATAACAGCTGATTCATCATCAATTTCATTAATGCTTTCAATATCAATATCTTCAATTACATAAACAGGATTTTCACGAGTATCCATATTATAAAACTGCGGCTTTAATACAATTGTGCCATCAACATCTTGATAGAATTCAAAATGTAATTGATCTTTAACTTCATTTGCAACATCAAGTCTATTTTGTAAATTAGATTCAAATATTGGAGCTTCTTGCGCATTAAACTCAGCAGCGCCTTTAGGATATAATTTAGATACATCTATCCATGGTTGTTCGACTTCTAAGTGCGTTTTAGCATTAGTTACTTTTCTCATACCGTAAATGTATTTATATTGATTAAGATCAACTATGATATCTCGAACACCATTTACATTTATCTCACCAGGACCTTGATATGCAAAAATATACAACGCAGAGCTTATCTCTTTAAATTTTTCATTCCATTTTTTTATTGTTTGATCAGTAAACTTTCTTAAAGTATCAATTTTATCTGCATCAGTACTACTTTGTTGACTAATTTCATTTATTGCTTTATCAAATGCTTTATCTCTATCTGCCAAATTTAATAATTCTAAAAATCCATCACCTGTGGACAATGTCAATAAAGCATTAATAACGCCCGGCATGCTTAAGCTTACAAAATAAGATGAAAATGCAATCATGCCTTTTGATAATACTTGTCCGTTAATGTCAATGGGTATGCCTGAATTATATGCTGATGGTTGAACATTCACTTTTGTGACTTGTAGCCATCTCATCATGTCTTGACATGTAATTGTGACAGATACAAAATCTCCAGCGCTAGTACTTTCAGATAAGTTGCTAATCATTCCCCAGAATGTTGGATAATACTGAGGTTCTCCTTCTAATAGAAATCTGCCTTTCATGTATATTTCTATCTCTACCATAGTAGATAATGCATCTTTAATACTGCCATAAAAACCTTCAAACATGTGTCTCGGCGATCTAACAGTTATAGTTGCTTGACCAGGCACGCTATCAACGCCTTTTGATACAGATATGCTATTGACAAACATCATAAAATCAACAGCAACATTTGTATCATTATTTTTATCATCAAATCCTTTGAGAGATATAGTCCTGCTACCGTCTATATAAATAACTGCATCTGGTGCAATTACATCTACAGGTGCTTGTCTATACTGGTTTTTGTTCATATATTTCTCGCATCAATTGTTTGACTGATAGTAAATTGAAAATCGAATGATAAATTAAATGGTTTTTGATCAGTCTCATCAACACTTAATGAATCAAATGATCCTTTGTAAATTATGTCGTCATAAGCAATTATGACTCTACCGACTGATTTGATTAAACCGTTGTTGTTGTTAATTAAAGATATGTTTTTTGTTGGTTTATTAACATAATTTCTGCCATTATTTCTGTATATTTCAATTAAGCTATTTAAGTTTCTAAATCCAATTGAATCACGTCTAGTTTCAGTAGTTAAACCTTTATTGCTGTAAAACATCGCTGACAAACCAGAACAAGAGATTGTGTCCAGTTCATCGTAAACAGTGTTATATAAATAAGGCTGTCGATCTCTTGCCATTGATCTATGTCTGCTTTGAGATACTAATTTTGCTAGAGCTTTGTTAAATTCATTTGGGTTTATTGCAAGTGACAATACTGGTGGTGGATTTTCTATGTCCAATTCAAAATACATTGGTTTAGCTGGAACTTTGCATCCTAAGATGTTTGGCATATACTTCCTTAAGTTGTTATATCTAAAGTTACAACGTCATTTTTGTTTGCACCAGGTCTTAGAACTGTTGTTGTGTTTATAAAAGATTTTATTCTACCTGGAAATAGTTCTTGTGAAACTTTAAATGACAAGCTGTATTGAAGATTAAATTGTTTTTCTGCAATTTCATTAATCTCAAAACTTTCAAAAAAGCCTCTATAGACAACAGAATCGTATATCATTATTATTGAACCTTGTGCAACTATTGTTCCTGATTTTTCATCATATAGTGTTCCATTGTTTCTATAAATAGATGTAAGTTTTTCAAACTCTCTATAAGCGTCAGTGTCTCTTCGTGTCTTATTTGTTAATCCTAATTCACCGAAGAAAGTAGCTGATTTTCCAGATAAAGATAATGAATCAAGTTCTTCTCCCCAATGTTCTTCTAAAAAGCCGCCTAATGTTCTTTTTCGTCTAATGAGTTGTTTATAGCTTGACTTTAAACTATCGGGATTTATGTTCATAGCTAAATCTGGCAATTTATATTTGTCAGGAATATCTCGAATTTGCCAGATTATTGGTTTTTTGTTTGTAACAGTTCCTTGACCAACTTGCGCAGGAAATGGTTTGTTAGTAAATGCTTCAGTGTTTTTACGTAGTCTTAGATCAAGTTCATTTATAGTATTGATAGTGTTTTTTAAACCAGTAGTAGCATCATTAATAGCCATGTTTAATATCCTGACTTTTTGTCATTATATAGTACTTTGTAAACTATTTGTTCTATTTCTTGTCGATCTTTTTGATTAATGTTAATTGTGACTTGATTTGTAATACTAGGTTTAGCTGCTGCTCCGACAGCAGTAGGAACAGCTACTGGGGTTGCTTGTGAAATTTTATTAAGTAAGTCTGTCATACTAAAAGAATCCATAGTTTGGCTAGATTTGCCTGATTTAATTGTATTCATTAAAGAATTTAAATTATCTGGTCCAGCTTTTTTTGTCGATTGAGCATCAAAAACAAATTCTTTTTTATGGACTAATCCTGCAATGTCATTTCGAGTTCCTTCATTTCCTGTATATCCACCTAATGCAAAGCCAGTATGACCGCCCTTTAAAAATCCTCCTATTTCAGGAGCTTCTTGCTCTTTCTTTTTTCTGTCTTCTTCAATTTGTTCCGGAGTCTTACCTGATTTAACTTCTTCAAGCATCTGTTTAGCATATTGTCTAGCAGTTACTGCTGCAGGATTTATTGAAGCAATGACTTTACCAACAAGACCTTGTCCTGTGTTTGCATCAACTTTACCTTTACCTTCTGATAATTTTTGAAGATTACTTCTTATAGCTTTATCTTCTTCTTTATATACGTCAAGTTGCTTTTTTAATTCTTTTTTACGCTGTTCATTAGTTTCATTTTGAAGATCAATACTAGTTTCTCTTATTTGACCTAATTTTTCTGCATGAGCTGTATATTGTTTTTCCATTTCGTCTTTCATTTGATTACTTATTTTGTAATCTTTACCCATCCAGTCTGAAAACATTGCAACTAACTTTTCAACACCTAAATAAATTCCTCTAATCCATTTTTGAATAGTCTGTTTAATCGTGTCTTGTATAGGTTTCGTTCCTTCAGCGATTATGCTTGCTTGTTTACTTGCACTCTCTTCAAGTCTTTTCTTATCAGCTTCTGTTAATTCTTTTCCAAGACCTTTAAAACTAAATCCTTCTTTTTTAGTTAAATCTTCAATTAGACGCCATTGCTCATCACTAATGCCAAAAGGCTTTCCTAATAATGGTAATATTGTTCTACCATATTTATCAATTAACTCTTTAAGTTGCTTCGTGTTACCAATATCAATTTTTATGCCTTCTTTAGCTTCTAATTGCTTAAAAACAGATTCTAATGATGCTCTTATCTGATCTGCAGGGTTTAAAGCTTCAAATCCTCTAACAAATCGTTCAAATTCATTAGTGTTTACATTTAATGCTGCGCTCAATTCATCAACTCTAGATTGTTGACTTTTAAGTCTTTTTTCATCTGACTTTGATAATTTTTTATTTCGTTTTTGTCTATTTTCAATTTCTTCATTTGACTTTACAAGTGCTGCTCTTTCTTCTTCAATTTTTTTAATTGAACCCGTCTGCTGCATCACTAAATACTTTTGTTGATTGTTCATTGTCTTGTTCAATGTCACAAGACCAGTTGCCATTGATGTAGCTTCTTTTTGACCTAATTTAGTACCTTTAACTAATTGAGACATTGCTGATGATATAGCTTCGATTCTAGTACCATATATCGTCATTCCTTGAGCAGCATTCATTACACTAGAAAAGAATCTTGATGTCATTATACCTGCTTTAGAGGCATCATCACGTAATCCAACAAATGTGCCCATCAACTCTTTAGTACCTTTATTAAACTCTGTTGTCCATTGACCTGTAATATCAGCCATTTCACCAAATAACTGTCCCGATAAAGTCGCCATGTGCTCGACTTCAACCATAAGATCACCATTGTGCGATGTAACGTCTGACAGTTCAAATCCAGACTTAACTAAATCATTTGTATATGCCAATGCATCTTCATTAGTTATAGCAGCTCTTGACCACATTGATTCCATGGTATGTAAATATCCATCCATTGACTTTGTACCTGTCATTTGATCTTTCTTAATATTTCCCCACATCTTGCCAGACGTTAATCCTAACGTCAATAAATTTTTTCTTGCTTTTTGCGTTTCCTTATTATAACTCAACATTGTCATTACAAAGCCAGCAATTCCACCTAACGCTAACAATGGTCCCGACAAGCTCTTAACTACTGACAATATACCTTTCATTTGCTCATTTCCAACATCAGATAATTTTTCAGTGGCTTTTGAACCTATTTCAGAGGCAGAAACTGCAGCAGCTTTTGTCAAGCCAAGAGACTTCATTAAAGATTTTTTCTCTTCTCTTATAATCTTACCGCGTTCAAGCCAACCAACACCTTTTTGCGACAAAGCAGCATTTTGAAGCTTCAAATTCATCATCATCGTTTTCAATTCATCTTTTCTAGCCTGTTTTGTCTTTTTTAACAAACCATAATGCTTCTTTTCAAAATCAGTTTGTTTTGCATCATACGATATTAATTGTTTTGCTTGCTTTATTGCATCTTCATCAGTCATCTCTTTATTTGCTGCTTTTAGTTCGGTTGCAAGAGCTGAAACCAACTCTGCACGGTCTTGCTGTAACTTATTCAATTCTTTTGTCGCATTTCTTTCTTTATCAACTAAACCATTTTTATAATCTTGAAGATCTACATCACTCTTACTTAACTCATTTTGTTCTTTTTCTAATTGACTTAATGTACTCTTAGTTTGAATTTCATCTTCTAAAAATGACTTTGCTTCTTTGTCATAATCCAAAGCTGTTTGCTGTTGTTCAATATCAAGACTTGCTAAATCTTTAATTGCTTGTTCTTTATCTGTGTTTGCTTTATTAAATTTAAAAACTGATTCTTCATCATCTTTTTCAGAAAACTTAGACATGTCTTTCTCAGCTTTACTGATTTTATTATTTAACGCCATCTTTTTCTTAGAAAAATCACTATCTTTTTTATTATACTTAAATTGTGTCTTATTAATCTCATCTTGAATTTTTTTGTACTTTTTTATATTAGTGAAAATTTTCTGTTCTAACACAGTCTTTTTCAAACTAATTTTGTCACCCTCTTTAGTAGCAGTATCATAGTCTTTCTTTATTTTTTGAATTGACTTTTCAAGACCTATCCACTCAGCACTAGCTTCCTTGCGAAAACTTTCACTAAAGTGCTTACCAAGCTCTTTAACTTTTGCTTGATCAATTGGTCCAAATTCAACATCTAAAACTATCTTGCTACTACTTTGAGCCATGATTATTCCTTCTTTTCACCATATTCTCGTTTATCAACACTAGCTTTAATCACTTTATCAAGAATGCAATATTCATTAAATAAATAATCAACAACTTCAGCGCCAAATGAAGACACAATATTCAATTTATCGTCTAACATGCCCTTAGGATTCAATTTCACATCATTTATTGATATTATCGATCTAGCAACAGTATGTATTTTCAACATATTTGTACTTGCATCTGCATCATCACACTTATTACTTATTTCAAAAATATCAACTACTTCAATCGCAGTTAATGGTGCCAATACTAGTTTAACATCACCAAATTTAATTTCTCTTTCTTTATAACCATACGACTGTAGTGTTTTTAAAACATCTAACGCTTTTAATTGATCACTCATACTTTTTCCTTTTCATCTGTTTTAATCTCTTTTGCTTGAGCTTGAGCTTCTTTAAAACCTACGACATTTGTCTCGGCAGTCATTCTTATTTTTTCAAAAAATTCGTCAGTTACGCCTAATAATTTTGCATATTCAATATATAGATCATCAACAACTTGCTGACTCCAAGATTCAATAATTATTCTTTTTTCAGTGGCATCAACTTTTTCAAGCGATATACCATCAATATGAGTTATTGCTCTAACTAATGTTTCAATTTTATGTTTATAAATCATTGCCTGTCCCCACAATGACATACATTCAACAAATGTATCAGTTTCATCTTTAGCACCTAACGTGCGAACAGTAATTATATGATCGTCTAAAGGCACTTCTTTTGATCTAAATCTTAACTCAGCTATAGCATTTAAAGCTAAAATAGGATCATCAAACTTTTTTGTCATAATTTTCTCCTTAATCTGATTATTCATTTTGAATTTGTTTAATCATTTCTTGTTGTCTATTTTCAAAATTATTGCCTGATAATACTCTTTCTCGTTTATCTAATCTAGTCTCATCTTCTTTTGCCTTTTTCATTAAATCACGAACTTTTTTAGCAACATCTGAAATTTTTTCATCTTCAGCTATATATTGTTCAATATATTTTGTAGTTTCTTCTTCATTTTCACTAGTGATTTGTTTAAATATAGAATCTCTATTTTTCAACATTAAAAATGATGTTATAGTTACAACTTCAGAGTAATCTACATTATTAACAATCCATTGTCCTGTTATTTGACTTTCAGGCGAATCATCTTCTAACATTGTAATTTGTTGAAATGCAACTGGCAAATTTGATGTGTTTTTTGTTTCAATTATAATTGCATTTGTTATTTTTCGTTCATAAATGATTTTTGCACGTCTTGCATTTTCTTTTTTAATTCTTAATTGTTTCGCAAATTCATATTCTTCATGTTCTCTTATAATTTTGTCATGTTCGTCTTCTGAAAAAGCTTTTTCTAATAATTGTTGAACTCGACCTTTATAATCCATTATTGATTCTCCCTGACGTCTATTCATAGTATCAAACAGTTCATCAGCAGTGTTTTCAATTAGAATCTTTTCATTTGTTTTGTTTTCAATTTGCATAATTTCATCTTTATCTTTCTTAATCGTTTCTTCATCTTCTGTTAATTTTCTTTGATTTTGAATCTTTTGCATTGCTTTTGGATTTATGAATGTACAAATCATCTCACTAATGTATTCAGCTTTCTTCCAACCTCGATTACTTTCATCAGCAATGTCATTTTGTAAATTCAAATATATCCAGATTTGTTGTAATGAAGCTAATCCTTTGAATTCAAAATCTGTATTACCAGTTATTACTGCGCTATTAAGACTTGATTTTGTTGCTCTTACTACAGACCAACGCAATTTTGATTCATCAATTTCTATAAATTGGCTTATTAAATCAGCTGATTTTCTTGAACGATCTGCTAACTTTAGATATTCTTCAAAAAGTTTGATTATAATTTGTTTTGGCCAGTCTTTTATTACATCTCTAGATTCATTTGTGATTTTACAGCCGTTTATAGAATAAACAGATTTTTGCACAGTGTCAATTGCTGCCATTAAATTGTATTCGTTTGGCAGATGTTTGTAAGTTTCAATTATAGAGTCTTCTTCAAAAGAAAATAATGTCCGTATAATAATAACGTAATCCTTAAATTTGATAGTTTCTTTAAGAAAACCGTCAAATATTAAGGATCTTATATCATTAAATTTTTCATTCATAGTTCATTCTTTAAAGTAATTGATTCAATAAAATTCACATAATGATTTTTTATTAAACAATCTAAAAACTTTAAGCTTATCACTCAAAGAAACCCTATACTTCAATTTAAGGCTTTTTACCTGTCTATATAACTCTCGCCAATCTTTAATATCTACTAATTTTACAACATTATCACTAAATTCTTCCAATGACTTAGTGATAACACTAATAGACTTTTTAAAGTCTGGAAAAAGTACAGGTTTAATTTTATTTTTAAAGCAATAACAACGTCTACTTATTTCTATGCTACTAGCTATTGGATCAAAATACTGTCTATTCATTATGTTTCCAACAAAACTTGAATATTGTGGTAATATCTTGTACAGTTTAATACCACAAATATTTAGTCGCTTTTCTATATTACTTACTAATTTCCCTCTATTCCATAAATTATTCACTAACCTATTATACTTGCTTCCTTTTCCCTTTTCACTTGACTTAATTGTCAAATCTTCTATACCAAAACTCTCTACATGATATTGCCTAGCCATGTTAACTAAATATTTAGCTACTTCAAATGTTTCAAATACTCTTTTATTGACTAAATATTTCATTCTACTATCTTCGCTACTTACTTTGAGATCTTTTAATTCAAATTGTTTGTCATTTAATTGCTTGATACTTATACAGCTCGTCTTTATTATACTCTTGCTATCTTCACTCTTCCAGTCAATAACAGAAAAGCCTATATAATTAGGATTTAAGTCTAAAGTCATAATTCTATTTTTAACTTTGCTTGCAATTTCTTGTTTTAGAAAATTCTCATCAAAAGTGATATAAATAAAATCTAAGTCTAAAGCAATAGTTACAGGCAATAGTTTGTCATTAGTAGCTTGCTCTAGTTTAAATAGAATTTTTTGATAGTTTTTTCGTAGTTTGGGTAATTGAAGCTCTATTTTAGTTTTTAGACAAGGTTTAAATATTAACTTATTATTTTCTATTATTTGAAAATCAAACTTTCGATTACCATAATAATTACTCTCACCTATAACATATAATAGCAACAATTTTTTTATCTTAAACTCTTCTTTTGTTATTCTATTCTTCATTCTTTCAAAAAACAACTTCTTACCACCAAATATTACTTTTTCATCACTAAGACTTTTAGCTTTATACATCGCGCATTGTTTAAACCAGCTATCGATAAATATATTGTTCATAGTGTTAGATAGTGACGTGAGTTGTACTTGTGAGAGTAATTTGTTCTCTTGTAATCTATTGTATAAGAATTTAATTACATTATTTTGATTTTTCATATAGTTCAAAATTATGTCTTTGGATTCTTTACTGGTTAAATATTTTAATTTTATTGTATTCATAATAAATTTGCAACTTGTTGTCTTAAATACTTTTCTAGTTTATCTAGTTTTTTGTCTTTTCATTAAGTCTCGAACTTTTTTAGCATCTGAAAATTTTTCATCTTCAGTTATATTGTTCAATCTTGCGATCTGTAAATTTACAAAATTCGACAATAAATAATAAACGAGATTAACTAGAGGAAAAAATAGAGGAGAGAATGGCGCTCTCCCTAAACTAATAGGTCAATGAGCGCCATGAAGGTTAAAAGTCTTACGATAAACGAATAAGTTTACTGATAGTTGCGGGATCTCTATCTTCAAGCTGTTCACCATAAGCGCCGCGGCCAACGGACGGATCATATATATCTGTAATATTAACTGAACAATCTTGCATAATTGTTGATGCGCCAATTTCAAAAGAAATATTATAATCTTGCATCCAACATCCTTCATAATAAGTCTGAATGATATTGCCATTTGACACACCACCGGTTTTATTAGAACCCTGCTGGTACGTCAAATCTTTCTTAATGAAATCAGGAATAATAATCTGTTCTTTAATATCAAACGGCCATCTGTGATGTTTTAAAGAACGAATTATACCTGCTGAGCCTGCATTATATCCTAAGACCTGCATGATATTAACAAGGTACATTACAGCAACGCTTAATGATCCTGTTAATTCTGTAACACCGACAGATTGCTCAGCAACTCTGTCACCATGACCTATACCCCTTACTGGTTCAGTTGGTCTAGATTGAGCTGGTGACCAAGTCTGTAATAGACCAATTTGATTTGCTGTTGGATCAGCACCACCTGGATGAGCTGCAAATACTTTTACTTTTTGACTGTTAAGTAAACTAGTATTTGGAGTTGATCCTTGTTGATAAATATAACTATTAGAAGCCATTCTTTTACCTCCGATTTCTTAATATAAAATCAATTATTTTACTTTGTCTCTTAAATGATACTACTTCATCTTCATCAAACACTTTTTCGTCAGCATTAAAATTATTTACAGGTCCTAAATCAGGTACTACACCTTTTGGTTGACCTTGCTGTTGATTTACATCTATTCCAGCATTATATCTGTCAGCATTTGTGTCATTATAAAGATAATTATCTTTATCTAATCCTAGTGCACCTGGTTTTACTCTTTCAGCACCTGATTCATTAAATAATTGAGATATATCAGAATCTTCTTGACCAGTAAGATCCTGATATATACTGTTATTAAAAGCTTTTTTCATTACAGTTTCGCTCTAATATTAAATGTCACTCTAATATATGATAACTCAAAAACTGGTTTGTAAAATGCTTCACACACCAAATAGTTAGGATCTGTTTCTGACGTTTCAGCAGTAACATTAGTATAATCAGAAATAATCTCTGCTTCTTTTAACGCTGAAAGTGTAGCAGCTAATGTTGCAGATACATTACCTGGCGTATTTGGTAAAAATTTCTTACCAATGTATTGATCCAAAGAAAGACGAGCTTGAATCTGCACTTCATCCATTATCGTAACGATATTTGGAGCTTTATTAAATGGATTGCTCATGTCAGTTGTTAAAGCATGTCGAACTCTTAAAATACCACCAGTGTTTTCAATCATAGTTACGCCAGAAGCTGCAGTCTCATCCATCTCAACTTCATCCAAATCACGAACAAGACGTTTAAAACCAGTAATTGTTTTTCGTGTCATTGGCTCTGCTACATCGTATGCTGTACTTACATTAAATCCTGCAAGTGCTGCAGCAATATAACTTCCGTCAAGAATATATTCAGACTCGACACCTTGTTCATCAGTCAATCCAATAACTGCTCCATCAGGATATACTGCAACAATTCTACTATAACTAACTGATCTAGCATAACTTGCAGCATCTTGAGGATCTGTGCCTACAGCATAACCAATAAAAGCTGTTCTTTCAGATCTTCTTCTTTCTGATGACGTTTGAGCCAAGTGAGTCTTAAGAGCAGAAATAACTGGTTGAGAAGTTGTACATACATGAACAACTCTTGGCTTAATACCATTAATTGGCTTCTCAATCTCTTTTAGCGCATTAATATATGCAAGATCAGTTGCTGTATTCTCTCCAGGCTCTTTCATAACCTGCTTACACATAACTGCGACTGCGCCATTAATCATCATCAAAAATGCTGACAATGTAATTGCATTTCCAATATCAAGTGCACCAAACTCATTAGTGACATCTTTAAATCTTGTAAAAGTTTTAGTTGCATAATCAATTTTTTCATAATAATAACTCATATAATAAGTCGAACCAACAGCCGGCTCAGCACCTGTCTTATCAAATGACTGAATAACAGTTTTATCACCAACAGCAGTATTTGCTGTATCAGATACAATGACTCTTATTCCAGGAACTGAATAAACTGCTTTTGATGTTCCAGTTTCAAACGGTCCATGTATTACTGTACCAGGAACGAAATCATTGCTAACTGTTATAGTAATTGATTCTCCTGCAGAATATGTTGCATCAGGAGTAATTGTAAATTGTAAACCAGTGACATCATCAATAAATGTTTCACCAGTAACTCCAGATGTAGTGAATCCAGAACCAGTTCCGTTTGGATTTGAAGATACAACACTAAAAGCACTAGCACTTGTAAAAGTAATAGTCACAGTCTCTGCTACTGCCTTATTTTTATTTGACTTTAAATGCGCACCAAAAGCGTCCATTATTGTAGGCGTCGGAGTTGTTGTATAAGAAGTCATTAATGCATTATACAATGACCCTTGAATTGATGTTGAAACTTTATATGTTCCAGTTCCAGCAATTCCAGATCTAACAACTTCAAAAACATAAGATTCATCAATAAGTTCATTTCTCCAATATGAAACTTGAACTTTAGCTCCAAGAACAGGAATATTCTTAAGATAAACGACCCCTGTATTTCCATCAACTCTTATTACATCAACTTCAACATCATTGACATAAGCTTTAACTTTTGATGGATCATAAGTTACAACATCGCGTCCATTACCGTCAACAATCGGGAGATACTTTATTGTACAGTGATTTTCAACACCAGTAAATTGTGCTGAAACATTTTCTTTAATAATATGATCATCAACTAATAAAGTTCCGATTTGAACATCATCAAAATAAACAGCACCTGAAGTATGAGTTGCAACAGAAAGCTTAAGACCTGCGCCCCATTGAATTTTATTTCCATCAAGAACAATAAAATCAATGCCTTCAATGTAATTATTTAAATCAGGTGAATCACCTACAGATACAACAGTTGTCAATTTGTCTTGCGGCAAAAGATCAAATGTATCTGAATACTGATTGAACCAGTATGACAATGTAATTGTGTCAGTTGAAGCAGGCGCTATAGCTAAAACTACAGTACCGTCAGTTCCATTAACTTCAGTGATAGTTGCAATTAAGCCATTAACTTTTACAACAACGTCAGTTATTGAAGTTGTCGGAGTACCACTACCACGACCATCAACTATTGGCTTATGATGAGTATAAAAAATCTTATTAATATTATCAGCTTGATCAGATATATTTTCATTGTCAATCTTTGTATCAGTCAACTTGAAATAATATGTAATAGTTACTAAATCAGTTGCCTTTGGTGGTAATTGAAGAGTTATTAAACCATTAAGACCGTCAATTCTTGTTACAGGCACTGGATTATTATTAACTTTTGCAGTAATATCAGATACTTTACTTGTAACCGTTCCACTACCTTCGCCAGTTACAATTGGATAATATCTAACTTGAAATACTGTATTAACTCCATCAGCTTGATATGAAACATCTTCATTCGAAGACTTATTATCAACAGCTGCTGATGAACCACGTACCATGTCTTGATTAAGCAATAATTTTTGCTCTTGACCTGTACCAATTATAATCGGTATTCTTAACCCTCCTAATAAACTTGCAACATTAGGATCTTCTAATGTTCTATCATACACTCCAGGAGCTAAATAACCGGATACAAAAGCTGCCATAGTATTATCCTTTCGATGTTTGTTTCAAAAAATTCTCATTACTTTTTGTCAGTATATACGATTACCTTTTGGCCGCAATCGCAAACAACATTATTTTCAGGTATCTCATTTATTGTATAAAAAATAAAATCTTGATTACATGAGCACTTTATGTGTAGCAATACATCTGTGTTAATTGATCTTAATTTAATGTCATTAATAAAAGCTATTAATTCTTTTTTATTTTTAAAGCCTTTGCCCTTATTATGAACAATAGGCATCTGTTTAAATAACTTATTGTTTTTTATATATTGTAAAGACGGTTTCATCAATAATACTTAAAAAATCAACTAATTATTACAGCAAACAGTTTTTACGGTAAGTATGGTTCACCAAATTTTAATGGATAAGTTGCGCAAAATGATACATTAGCAATTGCGCCAAAACCACCAGGAACATACATTCTTAACCAAGAATTTGCACCCATATAATGCGTTTGAACAACTCCAAGTTTGCTTAATACTGTATCATTGAAAGTGCCTACAACAATAGAAACTCCTAAAGGCGCATCAGGATTAAATGCCCATGTAGAACCAAGATATCGCAAATATAAAGCTCCTAACGCTGGAGGAGTAGGCGAACTGTTCCAAGTGAATATACCATTAATACTAGCAGTAAAACCAAAATATGTTATTCTTAAAAAATCAAGCGTTCCAAGCCAATCAATACCATCTTGTGTGACCTGCCATTGATTTAATATAAGTGCATCACCGGCAGATCTATTTAATGTCAACCAATGCCCTAAACCCTCAGATCTAGTTCTTTCATAGAACTTATAATTTGTTGTTATTTTTTGATCACCAGTAAAATCACTAATACATTTTTTACCAGTATCCATTGCAATATCATCAATGAAAGTAATTGAAGGACTTGCATTTGCTCTTATTTTATCAGTATGAATCTCATCATTAAAATATGCTCTACTAAAATATGTATATCCCGTAGCTCTATCAATTAAAACAGGAGAATCAATTTCAACCCCAAAATCATCATGACGCCATAAAGCAAAAGTACTACCTTCATTTGATCCATATCCAGTAACTGAACTAAAACTTATAGCATCGTCACCGACACCACTTAATTTTGTAAGAACTCCGCTTGACAGTGGTTCATAAGTACCTGATGATCTAAAACATATAATTCTTCCAGAACCGCCTGCAATTGAAACATAATAAACAGTCCATGATGAACCATTATTAGTATAAATAGAGCCAACAGTTGGAGAAACACTTGTTCCACTTACTGTAAATTCCCTTCTATACATTACACCTTCCACTCCAACTGACCATAAAATATCTGATGTTGAAAATTCACCAATAGGATTTGCAACAAGACACCAATGCTTTACATGCGCATCAACTGATACACCTGATTGTCCTGCCTGACCTGTCACTGTTGAAAACGATGCATAAGGTTTATCTAATTCATTTATGACTTTAAGAAAGCCATCACCACCTAGATCTAAAGGCTTTGCTCTCAATATTGATACTGTAGACTCATTAATGTATGAACTATTAAAAAACGCATACGAATAAGGTTGACCGATTGTCGGATAAGCATCTGTGGGATATAATAAAGGTGTTCTAACTTGAGTAGAAAAATTACCTGTTGTTGTGTCTAATGGATATGCAGCATTTGTTACTCCAATACCAACATAACCATTACTTCTTCTAAAAGACATAACTATATCATTTTCAGTTCCAGAATTATTATGACTATATAAATTTAAATTTGCTCCAGAATTATGACTACCAGATAATCCTTGAATAGACCACGACCATTTTCTTGAAGTTATAGGAAGCAACGGATCAGTTGACAATGATAAATGCTTCATATTGTTATTAGCATCATAATATCCTGCAGTAATTAGCTGTCCATCACTAGTTGAAAGATCTATTAACAACGCATTATCTATACTTCCTTCGCTTATAGTTTTCACTTTAATTGACGATGCATGTAACTCTGAAATATAACCATAATCAAAATATCTATAAAAATCACCAATGTTTGTTACTGAATATTGTCCTGTTGCCAAAAAACTTGCAGCATATACTTCAGATCCATAATAATCATTACCAAATCTAGCTTGCCCATTAACATCAAGTTGATATTGAGCTTCTCTAACAGCAATACCTACAAAACCATTATTTCTATTAATTAAAAAAGTTCTTGAAAGCACACTGTCAAACTCATATCCATCATCATCATATCTTGCAATATAAAAATCGCTTCCTGAACTATATTCACTTACATTAAGTATTCCAAATGACCACCTTTTAGATGGTATATTTATAGACTCATCAATAACAAAATGCTTTGAATACTCTTGCTGTTTAATTATTGAATGAATGCCTGCACCAATATTATTAATTGTAATGTAAAAACCGTTCATTGCATCTTCAAACGACAAAGCAAATTGTATATAAGTTGCATCATATATTATAACATAATAATTAGTGTTTAACAAAAACGGCGATGGCAAAGCATTTGTGCTTGATAATCTTATTCTTTCACCAGTGCTATAAATATATGCATTTGAAACAAGAAAAGTATTCGCGGGCGTTCCAGTATAATTAATGACATTTGATGAATCAACACTCTCTGTAAACACGTCTTTAAGATATTGTGTAACTATAACACTATCTTGAACATCATCACATGTGTAAATTGCTTTATTATTTGTAAAAAATTTTGAATTACCGTTCATTAATAGTTTATACGATACATCTGGATAAGTGCCTATGCCAACAAATCCTCCAGAAAAATAATAACCTTGAGTAGCCATTATTTCAAAATAATCATCTTGATATTCTTTTAGATAAACATTTGAACTATCACCAAAGAATATTGTTCCGCCATAATTATAAACTCCTTGCTCACCCAATATACGTATTGCATTGTCTTTATGCAATGTTAACGATGATTCAAGTGGATCACCTCTAAATGTTGATGTATTAATTCCAATAAAACCAGTTAGTCTCTCAATAAAAAAAGTCGGATTAATTGTTGAATCAAGCTGAAGTCCATTGTCATCAAATCTTGAAACATAAAAATTTTGAGCTACAACGTCAGTCAAATTAAAAGCAAACCGACTATCTTCAAAAAGAGGTCCAGAAGTTAACAAAATATGCTTATAAAAATCGGGCGTTCCCTCAATAGTAACTCTACTTGCTCTTATCGAATCATTTATAAATACAGCTTGAAAAAATTCATCATAAAATACTGCATCACCAGTTAATTCAAAATTATGAACAGTCGCATTCATATTGACACCAAGACGATATACGATGTTCACACTACCAATATCTGTTATAACTACTCTAATTTCATCATCATTACCTATATAAATAGGTTTTGCACCTTTTTGTTCAATATAAAGAGCTGTATTTTTTGCATTTGAACTAATAACTGTTGAACCAGCAGCTGACACTCCAAAAATATTTTCAACTGTAGAAATATTATATTGTGTTAAAGTTAATGATTTATAATCGCCACCAAAATTACAATCAACAATAAGAGATGATTTACCTGAAGAATTATTGGTGTTATTAACTGTAGCAGTTACTTCTAGAGCATCATCTTTTGTTACAGTAAAATATGACTCATTAACACTTGTTATTGAACCATCATCACTAACGTTTGAATCACCTACAGAATGAAGCCCGGTAAATTTTGCAAGTCTATTAGTTGTTCCACCGACACCACCAATACTAGTGTCAACATAAGTTTTTACAGCTTTTTCAGTCGGCACTGCTAAATCTGAACTACCAGCAAGTGTCACATCAGTAGAAAATTCATTAATATTTGCACCATACGGTAATTTAACAGTTCCAGAATTAACAACAATAGCATATCCTGTTCCTGTAGACTTATTGATTACTAATGCATCACCATTATCAGTTTTATTAATTACTATAGCTTGTCCTGTATTTGACTTATTAACTGTTATTGCATCAACTGCAGCAGTATCACAAGTCACAACAAGCTTCTCACTATGCGTGTGCGTTTCATCAATAATAGTAACTGTTCCATGAACAATCAAATCATCTTGCACAGTTGCATTTTTAACGTTAATGTCACCTGTGCCGTCTGATATAGACTCTAATGTTGACACAACTTTTCTAGAATCTGTAATGTCAACAGTTAATATATTAGCATTGCCCGTATGTCTTTGAATTTGAGCAAGCTTTAGATATCTATGATACACATTATTAATATCATATCCGTCAGTAGGTATTGTTGTTGTATTTTCAACAACTAGAATATCTTGAACTACTCTAAATCTATTTGCTGATTGTATTGCTAAATCAACATCTTCAATTGATGTATCTAAATATTCACTACCAATTTCACAACTAACTTCAGCTAAATAAGTGTCAATATAAACTGTATCTATTCTATCACTAACAGGTACACTTATAACAGGAACAACAGTTTTAGTATAATCATCGTCTGTTAATGAACCAGTAGCATCTTGCTGATTATATTCAATATCACTAAATAATACTAATGGATATCCCTTTACAACTAATACTGCAGGTTTTTCTATAGAACCACCTATTATTTTAAAATTGCTTACTGTAGTTACAGAACTTTGAACAATTTTAAATGATGTAGCTAATGCACAGTCACCAATATTTTTTTCAAGAAATCTCTTCAGTAAATCTAAATCTCTATATGATTGCTCAGTCAATTCTTTATCAAGAACTACTTTGCCTCTTTGATAAGCTAAAACGTATCGTTTTTTATTGTTACTGTCAAGATCAGACAACAAAAATGAATAATCGCCAACATAGGCAATAGCTGGATTCACTTAATAACTCCTTATTGCGAAATGCAGTATAGTAGTAGAATCATAGATTAACATTCTTTTCTATAATATTTCAGCAAAAATAAAATAATAAGAACATTATTGTTCACGCTGTTTGATAGGATCAGTATAATTAGGACTTTGAGTTAAAGTATTATCAAAATCGTAATATGTGCCTTTTGTTTCACGTTGTATAGGATGACACTTATTGCATTCTTTAACAACCTCATCAATTATTTTTTCATCATCCATGTTTCCATCTATCTTGTTAAATTTGTGTTTTTGAAGTCACTATCGTATATTGAGGAGTTGGTCTAACAACGAACGGTAAAACACTTTCTACAAGTTGTAATCCAACTTTATAATCAACACCTCTTAATGATTTGCCAAATTGTCTTGAAATTCTAGCAGTATACTCAGCTTCATCATATTGACCAAGATCCTCAATTTTATTAAGAAATACTCTTTTAATTACTCCTAAAATGGGTTTATAAGCTTCCCATTCAACTTCAATAGAAAAAGAAATTTCAGCTAAAAAAGACATTTCATTTGACGTTGCAACTTCATCTTCTTCAGATTCACCACCTAAAGTAATATTATCAACATACAAACCATCATCAACTAGCTTCTCTTGTAGCACAGACCAAACATACATTGCAGTTAAATCTGCCAATTGTTCCTGTGTATCAGTATCTTGTGCGACAATAGATAGAGTAACATTCATTTTCCATTTTCCCAAATAAGCACTTGCAACTTCTTGTCTATCAGGATATACTACTACTACTTGTACTCCGCCTTTTTTTAAGAAATTACCAAATGCTAAAACTACACCCGGAACTGCTATAATATTAACAGTCTCTGGTTCGACATCAAATGAGCCCGTAGTATCTATTATATATTGATAATCTATAGTTAATTGACCAAAATCATCGATCGGTTTCAAAAATATAATTTCACCTGTAGTATAGTCAATAGTATATTGATTATCTCTTTGCAATTTTTCTGCAGTCTCACATAAAATACATTCACTATATGGATTTACACTTTTATTCTTTAAAAATACATGTTTAAATCCATCAGTTTCAATCTCCAAAACCTCATCAGACACAGTCAAGTAAGGCTTTACAATGAACTTATTGTCTTCGATCATTTCAATTATATAAAAGCCGGGTTTAACAAGATTTCCAACATTTGCCAAATCTTCTCTAACCCATTCAATCATTCTGCCAGATTGATTTTTTAATCCTGCCAATGTTGTATAAGAATTTATTGTGCCTTTAAAGTTGTCTAATGATAACTTTATTGAATCAGCACTTGACGTCTTAACAACAATAGCATATTTCGGTCTTTCAGTAAATTGAAATTTATTAGTAATAACTAATGCATTATCACCAAAAATAGGATGATCAAGGAACAATGCTTGCAGCTCCTTGACAATTATTTTTTTCACGCAATTCGAGATGCGGTAGTACATGTTGTCTCACATTCATTTTTAATAATCAATGGCAAAGTGTTTTTATCATGAATTAATTCTAATTCATTTAAATCTTTATTATAAAAATACCATCGATATCGATAACCATTTGTTAATAATCCATATTGACAATTTAATGACTTTAAATATTTTTTTAATTGTTTTAATTGATGCTCATTATTTTTTCTAATAAATACTTTTGACTCTATTATTAAATAAGGTTTACTATTCTCATATAAAACTATATCTGCAAAACATCGTTTATTATAAGGTAATATTATTTTTACTTGCCTTTTTAATTGTGCTTTTTGAAAATATTTATTTAAAAATGGAATAATTATTTCATTTTCAAGTTTTATTTCATTTTGTCTGTTTTTAATTTTAGATTCAATTAAATTTTTTTGTTCTGATTTTAGAATTTCAAAATTTCTTTCAATATCTTTCATTCTAAAATTTCTTTGTTTTGCCAAATAAAAAAGCGATATCACGTTAGTTTCATCGCATTTATTTAAAAAATCTAATAAAAACATTTTGCATTCATTTGTAGGTTTTACGAATCTAGATTCAGCACCCTTTCTAACTCTTTCACAATTTAGTTTGTTTTCTTTAGACCTTTTTTCTGACATCAATTTAAGCTGTAAACAATTAAATTTATTTCTTGCACTAAGTTTAAAAACTATTTGTCGTATTGACTCACTATTTTCTTTAGTCTTTCCTTTATTCGGTCCTATACGTCCAGGTCGGCCTTTGCTTAAATTTACTTCTTTAGAAAATCTTCTGCCTTTATTTGCTTCTGACACTTTTTTCTTTGTAGCATCAGAACAATGTTGACCTTCTCCTCTAGATCTAAATTTCCAACCATAATAAGCAAAATTGTTTATAATAGTTCTTCCATGAACATTAAAATGTTTAGAGCATTGTAATGTCGTCCTTTTATCAATAAAATAAAGTTTGTAAAGTTCATCTTTTGGCAAAATTATAGATGAAATACTATTTATTCTATGATTCATTTTAATCATTAACCTTCTTGATTATAACGAACAAAATGATCAGTTCTATATTCGCCTATTTCATTTCCAACTTCACCAACTTTGTCAGCTGTATCATCGCGACCTTTTTCAACTCCAACTTTTTCGGGATAATATTCAGCAATAGATATCATTCCTGGATTTGAATTCTTAGTAACTTTATATAAGTTACCTTTATTCAAACCTTGAACTTGACTAGTTAAAACAACAACATCACCAACATCAAATATTTTTGCTATTTTTGATATTGTTCTTGCTTCTTTAATCACTCTGTCAACAACTCGTTCAGTATGATTTATCAACATACATCCTCCTTTATTCTTCATATTCAGACAATGCTGAGTAAAGCGCGCCTTTTGCAACTGCAAACATTTGATCATTAGCAAACTTTACTTCTTTAATTTTAAACGGTAATTTAATTTTTTCAATTTCTTGTTTAAATACTTTATCAAATGACATTGCTAATGAAGTTCCACCAGCTAATACAACTGAAATTGGTTGTGGAAATTCTGGAATATCTTGCATTTCAGACAACTTCTTTTCAAAACATTTTATAACATAAGCGATAAAATTTCTATAAAAAATACTTATTGACTCCTGATATCTATCTTTTGGCGCTAATAAATCAACACCTTGCTCTTTAATTGCAGTCATTTTTGCAACTCGTTCACCAATAGCTGCTGCACTGCACTCGTCTATCCAATCTCCTGATCTAGACACTGAGAATTCAATTGAAGAAACTCCACGGTATGACAGATTCAAATTCACCATGCCAGCTCCAAAGCTCAACGACAAACCCGTAAAACTTTCATCATCTAATTCAGAATAGCATATTGCCCTTGCTTCATTAATAGATTCAGCTTTAAAACCAAATGATTCAATAAATGACTTTAATACATTTTCATGATAAATAATGTTATAATTTGCGTCAATTGGTTGAGCTGGTACTGAAAATTTACAAATTTCATTTTCTTTAACAGGCTGACCTAAAACATTTTTAATGATAGTTTTTATCATTAATAAAGCTTCCGGCTCTCTTGTACTTATTACACCTTTTTGTAATGGTCTTCTAATTTCTCTTTTAAAAACATTAGCAAAATTAAGAGCTTCCTGACCTATAACATATAGTAATTTGCCGTCATCTGATTCAATATAATTCGCGTTATTTGTTGTCAACATGTTTTTAGCAAATTTATCATTCTCAATATCAAAAAATGCATCTCGCTGAGTACGAATTTTTACTTCACCGTTTTCATGTATTATAGCACTATTAAAAAATGCTGTTCCACAATCAATTCCGATTCCAAGTTTTCTGCTGCATTTGTCAACTTCATTTAACATTTTGACACTCCTTCTTAATTGTTTTATCTTTTTCATTTTCATATATAGTCCTTAAATTTAATGAATCTATATTTTTAATAGTTGAATCAATTGTACTAATACAAATATCTATATCATTATTAATTTGACTTTCCCAAAATCTTAAAACAATAAAACCATTAAGAGTTAATTTATGACTTACATATTCATCTCGAGCATGTATTTGTTCAGCTGTTTTATTCATCGTTGAAAAATAATAATTTTTTTGATATTTTAATGGATTTGCATGCCAATAATCACCATCAACAAAAATTATAATCTTTCTTGACTTATCATACTCATCAATAGAAAAATGTTCATGTTTACAAGTTATTATGCATTCAGTTTCAAAATTTTGATTTTTTATTTTATCAACTATTTTATTCTTTAATTTAGCGTGTACTTTTGAATATGTTAAATGTTTTTTGTCAAATCTTTTCTTCATTATTTCTGGTACTTGCAATACATGTTTATAACCATATCTTTTTAAATTTGTAGAAATAATCTTATTTTTTATATCAATATTTTGAGCAGGATTTTTAACTCCATATAGTTCTTGATTTGTTTTTTCAATTTTTTGTCTAATAATTAATGTTTTATTAGGATTTGTTACTCCGTATTTTTTTGTCCATGTTATCTTTAATTTATCTACATTTTCAAATGGATTTTTATATCCATATTTTTTTAAATTAGTTTGTTGCGCTTTATTATAAATATCTTTATTTTGTAAAGGATTATCAACTCCATAACGTTCTTGACAAGTTTTTACTCTTTTTAATTCATCGCCATTGTCACTTTTAACTAAAAAACAATTATCTACATTGTACCTCAATCGTATTGTTTTTAGCGTCTTTTCATTTCTTGTTTTAAAAAATGCAGATGATTTACTAGTACCTTTGCATTGATCACAAATTACAGTTCCAGAATAAAATTTAATTTTAACAAGATTACTACATATTTTACACTTCTTATTAACAAACGTATTCTTCAATTTTTCTTTTAATTGTAGTTTTAATTGTTTATATTCATCAACAAACAAATGTCTACATTTACTACACCACGACAAACGTCTAACTTTATTCTTTGCACATTTTTGACAAAATTTTGTATTCATTATTTAATCGTTTTTAATTTTTTTGCTATAGACTTAGATTTCTTATCTTCTTGAGTCGTTACAGTACCAATTTCACCATTGATATTAGTCTTTAATTCTTTATCTTGATCAAGATTTATAAAGACACTGTTCGCAACATCCATAATTGCAGATTGTTCTTTTGATACTGTTGTTGTCAACTTGCTTGTAATTTGACTAACAATATTATCTATAACATTTTTGTCAACAACAATATTATTTGGCTGTAATTGCTTTAACTGATCAATAATAGCTGTTGTTGACGTTTGCATTAATTGATTAACATAGTTCTTAATTTCAGATAAATCAACCTGTTGTACTTGCTGTAATGGTTGAACTTGAACAACTTCATCACGAATAATTTCAGTATTATAATCATGACGTTGAATTTTTACTAAAAAATGTTTACCATGAATAACATCAATCCATCCTTTAGCTATTGCATTAATCAAATCATTAGATCTATTAGCATCAACTACAGTAATATCAAACACTTTATTATAATATACTTTCTTATCAATATCTTTTATGTACACTTCACCTACAACACGACCAACAACTCTTATATATTCAGGCATAATATTTCTCACATGGCTAAACCAATAACTTTCACCAATATTAGATGGCACATTCATAATTTTTTCCAACCATTAAATTATTCCTTCACTCATAATAATTTCTTTGCAAGCACTATCAATTTTATTTACACTGACATCAAAAAAGCCTTTTCCTCTTTTAAATCCCGGATGTGTCCATTTACCACCCTCAACATTTTGCGTTGTCGCCATCCTAAATATTTTTTGTCCTGTTTTTGTTACTATCGGTATAGGACCTACATCAATTAGATATCTCATTTTATGTTTTTTAACACCTCTATTCAATATCTCTGCATAATCAGCATCTATATCAAAAGTCACACCATTCTTTTTTATTGTTGCACCGACACTGTCTATTAAATTTTTAGTATTAATTAATTTTCTTTTTGTTATTTCATCTCTAAAAACAGTAACACCTTTAGTGGCAATTTTATTTATAATTGCTTCTTTCTTAAATTTCAATTCATTAGTTCCAAATCCAACTAACTTAACTTTTAATTGCATTAACAATCCTTATACTAAACTTTTTCTCAATTAAAGTTGACAAATTCAATATTGCAACGTTATCAGTTTTAAGTTCTATAACATTACGTTTAACTGCATCAAGTATTGTTCTAACTACTTCATGTTCAGGATTAAATTTAAGAATTATTGCAATTCTATTTTTAGTGTCTAAAAATCTTCTCTTTATTTTATTCTTATTGTCTTCTTCAATATCAGGTCTTAATCTTGTTCTACCAATTTTTAATTTAATCATTTGATGACAATAGTTGGTTCTACTTGTGTAAATGGAAATGACACAAAATTCCAATGAGATTCTTTATCAATTCTATATTCTAATGCAGTCGCTTTATCTTCATTTCTTTCATTAAAACCTCTAATAGCTTGTTGATCAAAAATATTAGTTGCAACTACATTAGATTTTTTACCAACTAAATTTCGTTTATTATACGTCAATTGCTGCTCATTATACTGAAAATTTCTAATTTTTGAATCAGCAATTACAAGATCTCTTTGCTCTGTACTTAAATCATCATCATCAAATTTTTGAACAACAATAGCAATCTTATTACCTAATGGCATATTAGATATAACATTAATTGACGACAAATTTCTATTATTCATGTCATCAACTCTTGTCATTATAGGAGTAGCTAACATTTACGATACCGTCACTGTTATTTTTTTTGTTTCAAATGCACCAAATTTTGCATACACATCAGTAGACCCAGCAATATTTGCAGTCACTAAACCGTTTACAACTGTTACAACATTGTTGTTCGGATCTAATAACCATTCTGCATTTGCTGAAACATCCTGATTTTGTCCAGTCTTATTGCGACACAAAAAAGCATTCAATTGAATTTGTTCATCTGGTATAACACTATCACCTAAAAATAAAGTAATACTGTCAGTGGCACCATACAATATTAAAGCACTTGGCTGATTACTAAATTGAGATATAATTAGTGTTTTTGCTTGATTAAAAGTTAACTCAGATTTTTCAACAAAACTATCATAATCATGATAAGCTTGTGATAATAAATCTTGAGAAATTCTTAATCTATTTTTCTCATCAAAAAATCTAGCAGCGATTGTACAATTTTCCATATATTTCTCCTTTTGCTATATATACACTTATCAAAAAATTAAAAAAGCGAGTTTTCAAAATTTAACGCTCGTCCCTTTTCATCATTTCTACCAGGACCCTTATCAGTCCTCAATCTATCATTCTCAACTATCTCTCCATCAACTATAATAGGATCTTCAGTATAATGAGCATGAGATTTTCTTAATCCTATATTATGCTTATAATTAAATAAATTTAATGATGTAACAAACTCATATCTTATATCAGTTGAATCAACATACTCAACATCAAAATGTTGTTGAGTAGCTATGCCTTTAACATCAGGCGTAGATATAGGTCCAATAGCATAAACTTGAGCTTTTCTTCTTATAATAAAGTCTCTTTGAGTTATAGTTGGCGATATAGTTGTCCATGTCTTTTCCATGTTTTCTAATTTCATACCTCGTTCAGTCATACGAATTTTTTGTTCAGACTGAAACGGTGATATCCTAATTTCAAACGGCCCTTCATATCCTCCAACAAATCCAGTGCCCCAACAAAGCTTACATGAACCAACTTGAGGCTGAACATGTGTACGTTCATTTCTTTTATAACATTCACATTTTGTTCCAGTAGTTTTTCTAATAAATAATAATACTCTTTCGCCTGCATTATCAAGTAACCAATTATTTCTTCTTATTGCTTCTAAATACATATAATCCAACTTTTCAGCGGATAAAGTTTCAGCCGGACACCACTCAAGTCTTGTTTCACTACCATCTTCTAATATAGCTGTAACTTTATAATATGGAAAACTTGAAAGATTCATTTTTAATGTATTAATTTCGTACATATACGACACAGTAACAATTGAACTAATCGTCGGCACAACTGGTTCAACCCACAATTTTCTAACTTCATCATATTGCCTGTCAATTTGTAATACCACTCGACCTTTCAAACCATCAACAGACTTCACAATTGCACTTTTACCATCAACTATTACGTCAACATCAAAAGTTTGATCTGTATACAATCTATTAGTTCTATTAGTTACAATCGGCGCATGTCTAACATCAAACCAATACTCATTTCTCTCATTTTTAATTAACGGCAAATAAGCTTTTCCTACATTAACATTGAAATACAAAAATTTAACATTTACACTTGTATTAGGACTCTTATTATAAAACTTAACTTGTAAATTATCTTTTGAAAAATTAAGATATGAATCTAATAACACCCAAGTAGAACCATCATTATAATAAGTTGAAACATCAGTCGTTGATCTAATTATTCGTATTTTAGCTTTCATATCTGAATTTAAAACTTCAACTCTACTTACTTCCTGTGAATCCACAACTAATGAACTAACATAATAATCAGTAGCTTCACGTCTAACTTTTGATAACTTAACATACGAAAACTCACTATATGAAACTATAAATGACATCTCAGAAAAATTTATTGAATCAGTTATCGGCCATTCAACTAGCTCATATTGCGTCTCAATATCAAAATCATTCTTCAATATAAACTTAGACTGAAAATAACAATCTTTATAACCATATACATCAATAAAATTTATACCATTAGACTGACTAAATAATCGATCATCATCAATAGCTTCCCATTGATTAGCATTTACAATTTCACCTGTAAAATCAGTACTTGCTTCAACTGGTGTTGACACTCTAAATTGATCTGACACATTTTCTTTAACGACTATTGTATTTAATTTTTGATCTCTATAAAAAGTAGTTGTTACTAGTGTTTTATTTATTTTAACAAAAGTTTTATCACTTTTTGAATAAACATCATTTGACGTTAACACATCATGTGAAACTATATTTTGCAATGATTGCTCATCAGTTTGAGATCTGTAAATATTATAACCAACAACATCATCGCGCATTTGCATCATATCATCCCAACAAATATCTGCTGTATACTTAATATATGGAAAACTGACAAATACATTTGTTGGTACTATATTATTTTCAAGTGGGTAGATAGTATACGACTGAGTCTTTACTATCTCTTGATTACCAAACTCATCAACTGCAAAATATTTTAATACAATATTATCAATAATTGCTAAAACTACCGGTGAAGCATCTTTATCTGTATAATAATTAATAGTTGGCGTTGACCCATCAAGAGTATAATAGATAGTTGCAGGCTTACTTGATGTCAACGTCACAAATTTTTCTTCATTATAATTTCCGCCACCAACACTTGCAGTTGTCACAGGCGTCACATTATCATTTACATAAGTGTCAAATGAATATAATTCAACATGAACAATATCAGAATTATCATCTTCATCAATACCAAAAAACTTTAATGTTGTATTCTGTAATATAACTATTGGTACAGTATATTGAGTTGAAGCATTTGTTGGATATGAACCATCAACTGTATAATAAATTGTAGTATTTGGTTTACTACTAATTAATGACACTGATTGCTGTGAATTATATGTAGATCCTTTTGGATTTGCAATTACAACAGGCGATATTGTATCATTAACAATAATTGTAAAACTATAGCTGTCAGTGTATTGCTGAAATGCATTATCATCAACTGAAATTAAAACAGCTATTGTTTGACCTCTTGTAAATATTACAGTATGTTGAACATAAACATCATATCCTCTTGCATTATTGTTTATTGCACCTGAAAAATTTGTTTGAAATACACCGTTAATAATAGCATCAATACCATCAATTTTCACATTAATAGTATTTCTATTTGCAGTAGACGTTTCATTACGTATCTCAAAATAAATAGGAGTAGTTCTTGAAACTCCCATTGTATCTTTTTCTGGTGAATAACCTTGAAATATTATCATTTATTTACCTCAATCACTACTTGACTAATTATTTTGTCATCATCATTAAGTAAAAGCGTGTTCAAATAGTCTTTAATCTTTAACCAATTTATTTCACACATTGCTCTATTATCAATGTATATGTCTGCATATATTTTTGGTGATGTTTCAAAATCTAAAAAGTCAGCATTTTCATTTATAGCATGAAACACAATTGCATTTTTATTTAAAAAACCTACTGCATTTTGTAAAAATTTTTCATTCCTACATGTCCATAAAATAATGTAAAACTTATCATACATCCAATTAATCACTTCTTTAGCATTTGGCATCAACTCAAACTCAGTTGCTAAATATGCCTTATCAAGTTCTTTTACTAGCGTGCCGTCAAAATCTACAGCTATGATTTTTTTCATAAAACTTTTATCTCACAAGGTTCTTTCTTTTTACCTTTAAATACCCAATCTTTAAAATCATCCATTGAAAGCTGAACTATTGAATCTAAACCTTTCCAATTTTTATCATAATTAGCAAGATATGCTTTTCTTGCTTTATCTTCAGTCTCAAATCCTAACATCACTTTATGTTCATCAAATCTTTTATTCTCAGGATTAACTTGATTAACAACAAATACTGGCAAACCTTTTTTTGCATTTGTGTTAAGAAAAACGTCAACATGATCTTTATCTTTACCTTCGGTACCTTTTATATAGCCATAATGATGTTTAAGCACATTTGACCATTCTTTTCCATCTCTAGATACTCCACTCCTTGTTGATCCTTTTGGATTTTCAATAGAAATGTCAAGACCTTCAAACTTACGATGCTGTTTTTTATAATTACCAGCATCTTTCTGAGCGTCTGACAACTCTTTTGCAATTTTTAAAAAATCTGCTTGAATAATACTTAAATATTTCATACTTTCTCCATTATAAAACTTAACTTTTCATTTAATTCAATAAAACACTTTTCAGGATCATCATTAAAATGCACTTTAATCGGCTCAACTATTTTATACTTTAAATTTAACCGTTTATATAATGATAATTTCCCGCACCAATCAATATCATCTTTTCTTCTCAAACCATCCATCTCTATATACAAATCAAAATCAGGCAAATATTGATCAGCATGTTTTAAAGATTCTCCTATCCTTTTCTGAGGTATATGCCTAATATTCTTTGATATTAACCACTCTTCTAAATCTTGCTCATTCAATGACCACCACTTATGACCATCAGAAGAAATGCCATAATAGCCATAATGTTTCTTTTTATTAAATTCTACTACTTTTTTATTTTTCTTTGGTTTGCAATCTAAACAAATATATCTTCTGGATTTTGCACTTACTTTAAATTCATTATGACATTTTGAGCATTTTCTATATGAGCAATTGTCACTTTTAACATATATTTTAAGCTCGTCTTTTTTGCTATTACAATCTTCACAGGACATAAATGTCGCGTATGGATCTTTAACAATTATATCTTTACCACAAATTTTACAATGTCTAGTATAATCTATTAAATATTTTGGATCTTTTAAGCAATTTGAACAAGTATAATGTCGTTTTTTTAAATCTCTTTCAACTTCTTCTTTAGTACCACAATATTGACAAGTTCTATAATGTTTTCTATCAAAATAACTAAGCTTTTTTAATCTTTTATTATCTTCTTTTTTCTGTTTACATTCTTTACAATATAAAACTGTTGCATGTCCTGCAGTCTCAATATCTTTTGAACATTCTAAACATTTTCTAATAAAAACTTTAACTTCATTTTTCAGTTCTTGTTTTTTATCTTCACATTCTTTACAATTAATGACTGTTGCAAATCTATTAATTGTTTCTACATCTTTACCGCACGTCTTGCAATGTCTAGTATAAACTTTTTGAGATAATTTTATTTTTTCTATTTCTTCATTTTCTTCTCGTTTACAATCAAAACATACAGTCGTATTTCCAGCAGGAAATTTATCCCTATGTAATATTTGTTTACATCTACTGCATGCAGTATGAGTTTTATTAAATTGTACCTTATCTTTACATTCAGAACAATGATAAGCTCTTGAACTGGGATCCTTCTTAAATTCTTTTCCACAATTAGTGCATATATTTGTCGACTTCTCTTGCAATCTTTTCTGTCTTTGCTTCTCTTCACACTCATCACATTTAAAATAAGTACAATACTTTTCTACTTCAACTTCTTTTCCACAATCTTTGCATTTGTAATTAAATAAAGTCATACATTCATCCTTTCATGGTTTATAATATTTTAAAATATTATGCCTTAAGCAGGATGAATTTACGCGACACGCAAATTAGCCCATCTGAATTCTATTGAATCGTGACCCAGTCCATCTCTTAATGCTCTGGCCTGACGTGTTGTGCACTACGATATTATTTGCTATGTAATTGCAGTACGACGGCCTCATTTGCAAGTCGTAAGTCTCAAATTTTCCAGAATAATCAATATCAATAATTTTTGCTAATTTCAATACATTTTTATTATTTTTAACCCATATTTTCTCATTTAAATCTAAATCCTGTAACATTACTTCACTATTGTCATCATAAAAGAATTTATGAGTCTTTGTGCATTCAATTTCATAATCTTTACTCAATTTTATCTTATATAAGTCCTGTTTTCCATTGCTCCAAATTGCCATCACATCATTTACAAACAATTTATTTGTTGCAAGATCCATAGAGAGACTATGTGTCATCTTTTTATTATATGCTTCCTCAATTGTAATGTCTTGATTAAGATTTGTGTCTCGTACACGCGAGCATGCACGAATGCACCAAGGACCTAACGACGCGCCTCTAGAATATGTGTACCTATCCTGCCGGAGTCCGACAATGCATTTTACTCTCTTTTTTGCCATTTCTAATTGTTTATCTATAGTCGATTGCATCTGATTCGCTAAACCAGAGTACTTGTCTGAACGTCTAATGTCTAAACTAACACCTGCAAGCGAATAATTGAATTCTTCTCCAGCCCATAAAATTGCTAGATCATATAGTGCGTATACTTGAGCTTCCATTAGCATTAATGGCTCCCAAGCTGCTGGAAATGACATTAATTCGTATTCTGTTGCAGGTGGCCATAAATTTATATAATTTGATGCATCTTCTAAATGATTTGCTAATTGATCGTCAGGCCATTTATAACCCCGAGTCTCTGTAAAACCGGCGATTTCTTGTTCAGAAGATGGAGGACTAAAACTGTTCGAAACCACTATCTGTGATGCTAAAACAAAGTTTTGATTATCTTTAACAGATAAATCATACATGTATTGTTTGGAATCAATTTTTTCAATTGTAGCATTTAATAATTTCGAGTTGTTGTTAATTATGCATATAAAATTGTTAGATTCAATAGGCTTAACTTTTTTAATTTCATTACTTTGAAATGTATATAGACTATGATCTTCTGTTACAATCACACTTTTATTATTTTCAAACGTCACTTTATAAATATCTTTTAATACTGTAATATGTTCAAAGACATCAATAATTGGTTTATATTCAACAGTGCCAATGTTATTAATGGATTTAATTAATAATGCTTTATTATTAAAACAATCTTTTATTTTTTTAATTTTATTATCAAGCATATACTGTCTCCTTACGTGCGTTAATATTTTGTAAAATTTTATCAACGCATGATATGATATTATTATTGATTTCCTTTTCCCAAAATCTTAATACAATCCATCCTCTATTAGTAAGATATGTGGTTTTGCATTTATCTTTTGACAATCTCTTTTTACAACGTTTACATTTAATAGTGTTTCTACAATAGTCACAAATTCTTCCTTTATTGTTTGTTTCACTATTGCAATATCTACAATGACAAACGTTCATTCTCTTTTTTATACTCTTAACTACTTGTCTTCTTTTTGATTGACATTCATTACATATTTTCATTCCATAATTAAATTCAGACTCTTTAATTTTTAGTTGATTACACTTTTTGCATAATTTTAATCTATTCTTTCGTTTGTCTTTACAAAAATTACAAATCTGATTTTTCCCACTAAATTCATTAATTGTCTTTAATTGATTACATTTTTTGCATTTCTTTTCCATTTTTATTCCTGCATTTTAATAATTTCATATAAATCTTTTATTGTCAAAGAAATTTCTTCACCATCTGCTAAAACTGTAAGTAACTCATTACCATCAATAGAATAATCTCTGTCAGGGTTTACGTCCCTTAATTTGACTCTTAATTTATGAAGAAGTCTTTTAATTTGATCCGGATATTCTTCATTTATTAATGTAAGCTTCGAGACAATATCAAATTCTTCAGGCCATGATGTAATTGTGCTCGTTGCAGTTTCTTTTATTTTCCAGACAATTTTATGAAGGCCTATTGATTCATCAACTGAAATTTGCCATGGTGCAAAATAGCTGCCAACAGCAAATTTAATAGGTAATCTATCAGTACCACCAATTAACACCGGTGATCCAGAAGTCACATCAAAAAGATCAAATGTCAAGTTATATGGATCTTTTAAATGACCTGATCTATCGTAAATAAATACGTTTAGATTGTCTTTTGTAGTAGTATCGCCACGTCTTAATGCATTCATTTTAATGTCCTTTTATTAACAAAATGGATAATTGCATGTTCCACTTTGTCGTCTAAAATTTACAGAGCTTGATCCACACGTTATGCCATGTTGATAATATGGTGCGTAAGCATATTGCCAACAAGCGTTTTTATAACCATAATCAGGCATGTTGCCTGTTCCAGATTGTCTTTTGCTATTGTCAAAGCCTGTTGGTCCATGTGATGCCTTACATGCTTCAACTGGTTGTTTATACACAGAAAATTCATCAGCTTTAGATATTAATTGACTAAATTGTGTTTCTTGAATTTCCCATACTATTCTAAATGTTCCTGCTTTCAATGTGTCAATCTTTGACATCCATGCAAAGTTAGCATAATATTCACCAACACTAAACCTTGATGCCTGTTGACCACTTTGTACAACTTGTCCGCAAACACCATAAATAGTATATGTTACTGAATAAGGGTCAAACAATTGACCATTTACATAAGTATAAATAGGAATCAATTTAGTTGCTGCTAAAGCATCTAAATCATATCCTTTAATTTGAGATCCATTAAAATCCATAAGGCACTCTATATATTAGTTGTTCAAGTGAAACGATTTCACCAATAGTATAATTCACTTCTGCTAATTCAATATCTCCTCCACCATTTGGTATTGTTACAGTCCCTGAAATTTTAACTACACCAACATTGTCTTTAATAACAAATTTCTTTATTTCATTTGCATAAATTGCAATTGTTTGTTTTGGAAATCCATTAGCAACAGCTTCACCATCAATAGCATTAGCAAAAGCATCATTGTCTAAAGATAATATTGCAATATCTATATCTGCTGCATTTCTAAAAACTAATGTAGCACCGCTGTCTAATAAATTACAAACTGTATCAGTAATTAAATTTCTAGTTAATAAGTCATGTGCTACTGACATATCTCTCCTTACATTATTATTTTTTCTCTAGCATAGGTTGATCTGCAAAATTCACCAGCATATTTAGTTGGCATAATAACATCAAAAGATTCAGATACCATCTGTAATTCTGTATCTTGAAATTTTTTATAAGACCATTGAATTATATGTCTGCCTGGTCTAAAAACTTTTGGATCTAAATGAATAGGTACAAAATAAGAGCCGTTATCAAACTTCATTGGAAGACTGTTTATCGTTTGTCTAATAATTTCTTGTCTACCGTGAGTACAATCAAACATAGTGTATGAAACATAATATGGATCAATTGGCGTAACACCGTCACTATTGTAAAAGAAAACTTTTAAATCTTCTTTTGTTAATAATTTACCTAAATATATCATTATTAATCCTTAACAAACTTAACTATCATGTCTGAATAAATTGATGCCGGCACAACCATATAAGAATCTTCAATTTCACAAATTGTTGTATCAACAGGATGAGTTCCTGTAGCTGTTACATAATAAGTTTCATTTTCTGGAACTGTATCGGGAATTGTCCAATTTGACGTATATTCGCCCGTAGATACATGAACTAATGGAGTAGATGCAACGTCTACTGTCTTGACATTATTTACAAAATGGCAAATAGTATATGACGCATTTAATACGTCTATAGGCTCTTCTGTATTTACGTCAATGAAAATAAATCTAGAATCAGCAATATCTCCTCGTCTAAATTGTCTCATAATTGAAATCCTTTTTATAGTAACATTTAACGGACTATCTCAATTATTACAATTTTATTAAATAAGAATTCAGTATGATGACTATTTAAAAGCTTTAATCTCTATTGATGGCGTGTCCCAGCCGTCATAATTAGTAATAGAAGTTATTTTAAAACCAACATTTTCTAGTAATGCTCTTATCTCTTGTTTTGAATATCCTGATTTATGAACTTGAGCTTCATCTAATTCACCTGACAAACTCATTTGTCTTCCAAAAATAGTATATCTGAACCATTCTCTGGCACTTTGAAATGACACGCCTCTTTTTAAAATATGTTCAGGCGGATTAAGATAAGATTCACAACATGATTGTAAATCTGGTATTTTTAATATTAATTCACATCCATCTTTTAATACTCGATACCACTCTTTTACTGCTCTTTCAGCTGCTTTAAATGTTAAATGTTCTAAAGCGTGTTCACTATATAAACCGTCTATTGATGCATCACCGTATGGTATATTATCCATTGAAAATATCTCATCAACATTTTCATGTTTAAAAATATCAACTCCGACATATCCTTCAATTTTCTTTCCACCACAGCCTAAATTCAATTTCTTAATCTTGTTTTGACCTTTAAATTCAATTATCCAATTTTCAGCTATTTTATCCCATGTATAATTAACAACTTTATTATATGCTTTATCTGCCCATTCTTTTCTATATTTATCATCAGTTAATACTTTTATTGATTCTTCTATAAACTTTTTCTGGTATTCTTCAGATCTTGAATTTCCATTAATTAATATTGCTGCATTGTATAATGTTGTTTTTAATCCAGCTAAATTAGACGTAACAAGGGCACATTTTGAAACACCTGCATCAACTGCAGTAATGCAAAATGTTTCCCAAAACCATGTTGGATATAGCCATGCTTTACATTCCATTTGTTGTTTTGCTAATTCTTCTTTTGACAGTCTACCGACATAATTTATTCCTGGCTGTTTCATCAATTCTTTTATTTCATTTAAATGATCAACTTCAGTTTTTTGATTACCTCTAACTTTTATAGCTTGTTCCCAGTTATACAATCCATAAGCTATTATTAATTCTAAATCAGGAACATTTTTCCTTAATATAGGAAATATTTTCAACAATTCTAATAATCCCCTGTCCAAGCTTGAACTATAAAATATCTTATTTTTCTTTTTAACATTGTCAACATTACTATATATTGATAAGTCTTTGCCATTAGCTGTTAGCATTATCTTATCTGCGGGTATATTATGATGACTCATTACAAATTCTTTATGCCAATCACTCAAAACAGCAAATTTCTTAATTTGCCATTGTTTTGTATCATATTTTGAATCAAACGACAACCATACGTCATGAATCATTACATATTTATTCATACAATGAACATTATTACTAAATACATCACATGATCTTGACGAAATGAAATAATCTACATAATCATACTGTAAATCTTCATTCAATTTAGAATAATGTCTGTATCTTTCACCATCTTCTTCTATTACCCACTCATTCACATTATTTGTATCAAGATCAATATAAACTGTAACTAAATAGTTCTTCTTACTAAAAGCTCTAGCTAATTCCATTGCCCACGTCTCAGATCCTGCCATTCCTTGCAAAACTTTTTTCTTATTCCATCTTTCAAATGCAGGTCCAGTATATATTACAATCTTCTCTTTAGCATACTTTTGTTTTAAATACTGATGATTATAAACGTCTTCTTCGCGATATTGGTTATTGTTTTCAATTTCATACGAGCCGCGCGACACGCCGCCAAAATGAAATACAAACGAGTCAATAGCTTGCCCAATCTCATACTTATGTTTTCTTAATCTTATACATAAGTCTAAATCTTCACAACCAGTCTTAAAATTTGGATCAAACAAGCCCACTTCATTAATTGCTGATCTTGCAAATATTGTGGCATAAACAGCAACCCACTCTTGACTTACATATTTATCTTTATATTTATTGTTACACGTTTGCATAAAATCATACAATTCATTCACGTAAACTTGATTAATTTTCATGCCTGGTACTAACTCAACACCTGATGGTAATTTCATGTCATATATTGGTCTACCTTTAACACCATGCATCCAACCTCTATCACAGTTTGATAATACCCCACAAGCAGCAAGTCTCGATACTGATTCTATTTTATTAACTAAATTTGTGAGCCAGCCTTTAGATACAATGACATCAGAATTCAAAATAACAAAATATTTTGAAAATGATCTTAATATGCCTTCATTACATGTTTGAGAATAATTTAATCGTTTGTCTTGCTGACCAATAATTGATACACCTTTAAGTGCATTCAAATAATCCCAAGTTTCTTTATTACTTCCTGCGTCTGATATAATTATTCTATAAGCACTATTAGTGTTGTCTCTAATTGAATTAATACATAATTTTAAATATTCAACATTATTGTAACTTGCTATAATGATGTCAACAGCTTCATCTGTTTTCTGTACTTCTATCTTGTCTAATGTTAAGTCAAACAATAGTTGAACCCATTGACTTGTTATAGGTTCTAACATATAATTAGAAATAGATTTCTTTGCATTTTCTCCAATAGATTTTCGTTTATTTGCATCTTTTAATTCAATTAATGCGCTTAACCATTCATTTTCAGTAGTACATAAATATCCGTTTTTGCCATGTTGAATTACTTCTTCATACGCTTTAAGAGGGCTTGCAATTACAGGCAGTCCAAGAGCCATTGCTGTTGTAACTTTAACGTTTGACTTTGCAGGTTGAACATCTCGACAGGGACATAAAACAACATCACACTTGTTTAATTCTTCATGCCATGTATCAATATTCCACTTAATAGTAGCATTATCCCATTCACTAATTATTATTAACTCATATCCTGCTGACTCAATAATTGATTTCATATTTAGAGCCAACTCTGCATTACCGCCCATACCCATATATACAGCTTTTAATTTGTCACGACTCTCATATAGATGACTAACACTTTTTGGTTCTATTGCGTCTTTTATTATTACCGTATTATTGTAACCCTTTTCATTTGTCATTTGTGCTAATTTAGTTGAGCAACATATTATTTTGTCAAATCTTGTACAACAACCCGTTTGATATAAACCGTCAAATAGTGCTTCACAAAAATCAAAAATAATTTTAACTTGTTTTTCTTTTAACCGTTTAATTAATCTAAAATCACATTCTCCGTATTGTGTAAAAATAACAACTTGACATTCTTGTAATTTATTCATTACGTCATCTATGGGTAAACTATAATAATCTGTAATTATTATTGAATCTACACCCAAATATAATAGTCTGTTATGTATGTTATAGCGTCTAATTCTAGTTGAAGGAAAATTGACATCAAAATGAGGTATTAACCATGCAATCTTTATTTTAACAGTATGAGTTAATAATAATCTATTGTCACTTAATAATGAATCACTAAAAGGACGCGTTTTTAATGCAATTAAATTATACTTTAATGATTGAATATAATCTTTCTTGTGATGATAATACAAAAGTGATAGACAATTTGCAGGTTTCAATTCATAAAATTCTGGTAATTGGGAAAAACCAGCAGTACCAAATTTTTTAGTAATAGCTAATTTAAAATATTCTATTGCTAAATCAATTTCATTAAGTTTTTGACATGCATCTGCGTAATAGTAGTATAGTTCAGCATAACTGTTACAAAAAGATAGTCCTTGTAATGCAAAGTTTTTTGCAGTTTTAAAATCTTTTTTTTCTTCTAAATAATATTGTGACAATCTTTGACAAGCTGCTGCTAAATTATCAACAAAACCTTGACTACACTTAACATAATCTTCTAAAACAGTTACACCTTCATCATAAAATCCAGCATCAAATAAATCTTTTCCAAAATAAAATTTAATTCTTGGCGTTGGATTTTCATTATAATGTTTGCGTAATATTGCTAGATTTCTATCAGCAACATACGGTCTCATCCGATAATGATCAACAAAAGCATCATTTACATACTTAATTTTAGCAGATGCATCATACGATACTATTTCATGAATTGGATCTTGCCATCTAAATCTTGAATCTTTGTTTTTAAATATCCTTTCTCGAGGATGAATATTATGCGGGTTGTCAAATTCATCATGATGATAAATATAAGGCAATTGAATAATGTCATAGTTATGTAACTCTTTTTTTAATTGTAACAATTTTTTATAACTATCTGGTTTAATTACATCATCAGCGTCTAGCCAAAAAACATATTGACATGATGCTTGATCAAGATTAAAATTTCTAGCAGCTGAAAAATCACTTATCCATTTAAAAAATGATATTTTTGCATTAAATTTTTGTGCAACTTTTTTGACTTCTTCATCTTCAAATGTTTGTGTAATTATGATTTCATCAAGCAAATCGCCTTTTAAGCTTTCGAGACATCTGTTTAATTCAAAAGCTTCACCCTTAGTAACTATAATAGTTAAACTTAATGTTGTCATGTTTACTCCTTTAAATACTTTTTATATAATCTAGAGTAAACATTTTACATAATTAATCTAATACTCCTCTTAAATCAGGACAAACAACTCCCGTAGCTGCTGTAATAATTGCTCCTGTCCATGGACCCGTCCCTGTCAGAACTCCTGCAGACGTTGTTCTTAAAACTTGACCTTGCGCCATGTCTGTCCCAACCCCCCAAATTGTTGGTTGTGTTGTAGCCATAGCTGTCCTAATGCCTGCCCATAAATGAGTTCCCGCGTTTACAGCTGTACTAAAAGCACTTGTATTTCGTTTAACACCAGTACCATTCAATGCATCAACAGTGCTTGTTGATACAAGTTTAGTTAAATCTTGGTTAGCTTTATTAGGTGCAGACGTTGACGAAAAGAAACCAACTTCAGCTGTCTGAGATCCACTGCCAACTGTTGACACATGAAATTCAACATGTTTTGGAGTAATAGATGATGTCGTCTTTCCTAAATAAACAAAATATGCTGTTCCACTTATTAATAAAAATCCAGCATTACTCGGTGCTAAATTAGACATTAATATTCTTTGACTCGTGTCCATTGTCGTAGGACTTAATCCTGTTGTACCTTGTTCTCCAGTATTACCTAAAATACCAGTCACACCTTGAGAACCAGCACCAGTATTTCCTTGTAAACCCTGTATACCTGTCAAACCTTGTAGACCAGTTATACCTATCAAACCTTGTAAACCAGTAATACCTTGAGAACCAACACTAGTTTCAAATATAGTAATATTACTTAATTGAGCTGACGATGAAAAATCTAATAAAAATCTAACAAAATCTGTATATCTGACATAAACATCTGCATCATTAACATCAACACTTACAGCCGGTGATAAAGAATAATAATTAAATAAATTAACAAACGGTCTTTGCCAATATACGACTGCTGCTGAACTTGCAGCATAACTAGTATCAGATGAACCATTTGCATCTAATGAGAACATTAATGATGACGTAAACAAAAATTCAAATAATTTTAAACCATTAACATTATCATTATTTATAATGCCACATGATGCAAAATTAACACCATAAGTGTTTCTTAATGAAATAGCTTTTGAGCCTCTTACTGCCCAATCAGTTTTTGATTCATATCCACTCGCTACAGAATAAGCTGTAGTATTAATTGCAAAACTTTCTAAAAGGATCCAATCATTACTATCAAGTTTTGATGCAGTTAATGAACTATTATATGTAGTATTCGGATATGAAACATCATTAGCTGTTCCTAATATATTATCAGTATTCCATGCATTTGCAAATGCAATTTTTGAATAAGTTTTCTCATGAACATAATCAACTCTATCATTAAATTCACTTCTAGTTTTTCCATAATCATATCCAGCTTCATCAATAAATATGCCATGAATCTGTAATGTATTCCATTGATCAACTTTAGTTTGAAAATTAGCTAATGTTTGATTAGCTGACACATAACCAAAAATAATACATAATGGATTTAAAGCTTTTATTCTTGGTATTATTATTTGAGTGTTTGAATAATCACCGTGTGTTGGGTCTTGCAATCCATTACCAAGAATAATAAGACCATATTTACTCATATCTTGCGCAACTTTTTCATTTGTCCATGCATTAGTAGCGCTATTAAAACTATTCAGCCATCCGTAATAAATCAATAAATCTTTAGGTCTATGATATAAAGCCTGATATAATTGTTGAGTATGCCACCCTAATTTTCCATGAATTGTTTCAAGATTACTTACACGATTTGCATGATCTTGAAGGATTCCATTTGAACCAAGTATAGGAGTATGACCTGTCTCATATATTGGATTTTCAGTGTCATTATAAAGATCTTTTCTCATCTCTAATTCTTGCATTATATAAAAAGGACCTTTTATACCTGTATCTGCATCTGTAACTTCAGCGTTTGCATCTAAAAACGATGACACATCAGTCTCGTCAGTTATTGCTAAAGCGCCCGAAATAGTTTTTACTGGATCATGACTTATCAGTGTAGCACAGTCAATACTTATACTATCAACTCCTGCTAAAGTCGTTTGAGCATCTACACTAGCTTGTTTTGTTTTTACTTCAGTGTCAACTTCTGTTAGCCAATCAATCCAAGGCTTTAAATAAGTAGATCTATTAGGTCTTATTCGTACACTTTCAGTATACATAGTACTTAATGAGTCTTTTATTGTAATAGTGTACCCTTGATTTTCAATTAAAGCGTCAGCTGTAGATTGTAAATATGCTTTTCTAATGATTTTTTCACTTGGAACTAAAGCTGTATCAACAGCATCTTTTTCAGATTGATTCATTTCTGATACAGTATCTCCGATTATTTTCCAATATTTAACTGGAACTCCTTGAACTAAACTCAAATCAGGATTTATTATCCAAAATTCAATTGAATAATCGGGAGTGTTGACAGAGTTCAAATATATCTTAGTTGTTCTATTTAATACATTAGACATTTAAATCCTCCATACAAACATAATTGCAAAAAACATTTATCTATATAATAATCTTAATACTACACTATCTACCGACAAATACCAATCAAGCGCGTTGAAATTTGCACCCATAACCATGCCCCAATTATTATTGGTTCCATTGATCCAACCCTGTACCAAGTTTTTAATTAAATCACTTACATTAATAAATTCGTAAGTTCCAGTTAATTGTACAGAAAGACTGGCTAACTGAGTAGCCCAAGCAGTCACTGCAAAATCTGTAAATATAGGTGGGGAACTCCAAGAAGCTGGATTTGTTTTATCTTGTGTATATAAATACCCAGTCCCGGCAAGAGTATTAGTTCCTTTAGAAGAACTAACAAACTTTAAAGAAGCTTCATATATTGTTTTGTTTGCATATTCTGACCATGTATTCCATTTTAATAATGTTTCATAATTGTAACCTACTCCAGCAGTCCTGGAATATTCACCTATTTGACCAGTATTATTTGCGTGGCTTACGGCTGAAAAATTATGATAATCCAACCAGCCTCTAACATCTGGTGATAATTCTGCAAGTAATTTCCAATATGGGGTTAATGGCTCAATATAAGTCGGTGATCCAGATGGTGTACCATGAAAATTATTACCACCACAATCAATAATAGAAGAAGCAACAGTTGCAGTAGCTCCAACGTGTTTTTCATCCATCTTCCATCTCGCATATAAATTACTCACAATGCTATCTTCGCCCTCACTATAAAATATTGTTGTCATTTCACTTAATGACAAAGCTCTAGTATATATCCTAACATCATCAATGGGCCCTGTAAAATTCTGATTTACTACTGGAGCCTCACCTATATAAGTACTAACACTTGCATCAATTGCAACATTACCACTTTTAGCAACAGTTGCAGCTTCTATATTATCTACATATATTTTTAAGGTAGAAGTCATGCCAATCATACCATACCATAGTACCACGAATCTTTCGACATTTGCCGTTAAAAAAGATAGAGGGTCTGTAGCTAGTAATGTAGTTGTCGTTGTACCAGTTTTTAGTCTCACTCTTATTTTTTGATAAGTAGACAATAAAATATCAATACTCCACCAAACACCAGATTCAGCTGAACTATTCCTTTTAGATATTACTGTAGCACCATTAACATCAAAGTTTTCTGGTTTAATCCATGCGCAAATAGTCAAAGCACTAGTACTAGCCGGAACGTCTAAAGTTCCTAAACTTACCTTTGTTGCTCCTCCGGTTCCTAAAAATCTCAACGGCATATTTACCTCACAAGTTAAGAAAATACTACTCTAATGAAGAGTAAATTAAAATCTGCAACAAGTGTATCACCTGCTGCAGCCGGATATCTTGTTAACTCAAACTGAGCAACCCTTCCTGCAGTTAAAGTTAATGAAGAAATTGCTACCGTTTGTGTCAAATAATGAAAATAAACATCGGTATTGATTGTTAATGTATTGAGACTATACCTAGCTGTCCAAGATGCCACTACAGCATTATCTGGCATATCTCGAGTATAAAGAGCCATAACAACACCCTTAGACACTCCCGGTGCTGTAGCAGCTTTCCCTATTATTGAGATAGTCATGTTAACTGCATTCGTTGGAATTTCTAAAACAAATCCCACTCCTTCTTCAGTAGTATCATCAAAAGCTCTTACCCGCAAACCATTATTAGTATTGTCAGGTATTAATGGAGCAAGCACATTTATTGTCCAGTTTGCATTATTCGGTGAATCAAAATCTTTTGCTCGTAAATGATGCTCTTGCTTTAACGGCACATCTGGAATACCAGTAACCCCCTGCACACCAGTATTTCCTTGTAAACCCTGTATACCAGTATTACCTTGTAAACCCTGCACACCAGTATTGCCTTGTAAGCCCTGCACACCAGTATTACCTTGTATACCCTGTATACCAGTATTACCTTGTAAACCCTGCACACCAGTATTACCTTGTAAACCCTGTATACCAGTATTGCCTTGTATACCCTGCACGCCAGTGCTACCTTGTGTCCCTTGCACACCAGTTTCACCTTGTGCACCATTATTTCCAATAGAAACTAACAAATTCCATTTATCAGGATTTTCAGACGGTGGATAACCTGAATTTGCAGCAATACATATATACGAACTTCCCAATTCTTGAACAGCATCGTCAACTGCATAATTAGTATGCATGGACCAATCACCCAACCAATTTAATCCTTTTAGTCCTGTTATACCTTGAACGCCCGTTGCGCCTTGTATACCAGTATCTCCTTGCACACCTGTAGCTCCCAATCCTGGATCACCCGTTATACCTTGAATTCCAGTAATGCCATTATAGCCTGTTATACCCCGAATTCCTGTCTCTCCCTGTATCCCATCAATTCCTGTTATCCCTTGTAAACCCGTCTGTCCTTGCAAACCATCAATACCTGTTATGCCTCGTAAACCTGTTAAACCTTGTACTCCTGTTGTGCCCTGTAAACCATCGATGCCTGTCAATCCTTGCAAGCCATCAATACCTGTTATTCCCTGTTCTCCTGTCAATCCTTGCAAGCCATCAATACCTGTTATTCCTTGCACTCCCGTTGTGCCCTGCAAGCCATCGATACCTGTTATTCCCTGTTCTCCTGTTATACCTTGCAAGCCATCAATACCTGTTATTCCTTGTACTCCTGTCAATCCTTGCAAGCCATCAATACCTGTTATTCCTTGTACTCCCGTCAATCCTTGCAAGCCATCAATACCTGTTATTCCTTGCACTCCCGTTGTGCCCTGCAAGCCATCAATACCTGTTATTCCTTGCACTCCCGTTGTGCCCTGCAAGCCATCAATACCTGTTATTCCTTGTGCTCCCGTTGTGCCTTGCAAGCCATCAATACCTGTTATTCCTTGTGCTCCCGTTGTGCCTTGCAAGCCATCAATACCTGTTATTCCTTGTACTCCCGTTGTGCCCTGTAAACCATCGATACCTGTTATTCCTTGTGCTCCCG